AGTAATGCCAAGACGACTGCGACCTACGCCATAGACCCTGTGGGTTGATTGCAGACTCGCCAGGTTCAGCTGATTGGTCAACCGAGTCACGAACACGTGCGTCAAACTGTCGACCAAAATCATTTGACTTCGTATCGATCATGTACGGCCTGCCGTTAATGGCTACAGGGAAAACATAAGGCACTAGGTTCGTTGACCCTGTTCCTGAATAGAACGCGGACATGAACCCGTCGTTGTAGTTATTGAGTTCTGCGGGCACGTTAAGCCCTAATCGTCAATGGGTACAGTCTTGAAAGCTTTGCTGCTTCAGCGATAATACGGTCGCGACGCAAGCGAAGAATGTTGCCGAATGAGTCTCGCATGGCTCCGTTTGGAACTTCGTCTGCCCTTCGTGTGTCGCCTTGTGATTCGATAAAAGCACGTTTGACTTCGCGAGTAGAAAGCATGCGTGACATTACACCCATCTCAAGAATGTCTTCCATGCTTACTGGCACTCCAGCCACAGACTGAATGTCGCTAGACAGCGAGGAAACGCGGGAGAACGGAGCCTTGTATCTAACGCGCAAATCACCAGACATCAATGGTTCGTTGAAAACAATTGCATAGCCAGAAGGAAAGTCTGATGTTGGCAGGTCACGCTGCAGTTTTGTTTTCCTGATGTACGGGTAGTCGTCATTCAGATAGCGCAGGCGTACGTCGATTAAGTCAATAACGCTTGTTGCCCCAGTCAGGTCTATTTGCCTGTCTGAGCCGTTGTAGTCAAGAGTCAAAGTAACCACCCTAAACAGTCCGTTAAGTGGGCTGGCAAGGTCATCAATGTCTTGGTTCAAAGCATCAAGCATTTGTGCTTTAGGGAACCTAGGGTTTAACTTTATAATCGCACCAGAGCTGTGACTAGCAGCTGTCGTTCCAGCGTATCCACGCTCAACAGTCAATGTCTTTGAGCCACTATTTGCTGCCCAAATGTAAATAAGTTCTGAGTCAACCTCAAATATAGATCCAGCACGCAAACCGTTCAGATCGTATGACGTAACAAAAGAGGTATCGCTGCTGTTTACAGCAGAAGAAAGTTTGTTTTGTTCCTCGACAGTTCCACTAAGAAGCTGCCTGTTCACACGCTCAAGAAGGGCATTAGCAGTTGACACTTAACAATCCCATTTCTTCAAAGCCAATGCTTTGCGTGTTGGTCTCCCTTTGGAATCCTTCATTGGCCCAGGCATGCCGCCCATACGCGCACAAAAAGATTTGCGACGGGCGGCAGCCTTTGGACTTTTCTTGGCTTGCTTTGCGGACACGGGAGGTTTAAGGTTCATGCCCTGCGCTTTCGCGGAGGCACGACCTTTAGCATTCAGGCCACCCTCAGGGTTCTTGCCTTCCTTACGCTGCCATGCTGCAGTTTTAGCCACGCTGTATTACTTGGCGCCCTTCTTCATCATCATTGGCTTGCCAGTCTTCTTTGATTCTTTCTTTGCTTTCTTCATTCCCGCCTCCGTGTATGCGTATTCTTTTTTTCCTACTTTTGGCATTGCTGCTCCTAAATTGCCACCGTCTTGTAGTGGCTCTTATTGGGAAGTATACCAGTTTGGACTTGCCAGCTTTCCGAAGCTCGCGCCTCTACGTTTGCTGCACCGTCAATCTGTTTTGGTTGTTGACCGTTCATCCGCATTCGCTTGTATGCATCCAGGTCTTTTGAAAGAGTTGTCTCTCGCTTCTTTTCAGAAGCAGTGTGCTCACTGACTCCAAGCTTTACGCCGGATATTTTGCAAGCGAAACAGCCTTCAACATCAAGGTTTGGGTGTGTCTTTGTGTGAATCATGTTAGATATTCGGAGTACCCAGCTGCGAGTAAATCCGTGTATTCCTCCTCTGTAAGTGTGTGTACGTGACCACCGTGGTAAACCTTTTCGACAATGCTGTAGTCGTGCTGGTCAACCTCTGTAAAAGTCGCGTTAGTAAGTTTGTACACATTTATGCCTCGAAGTCCAGGACGGTAGAACCGTGCCAACCTGTTTGCAATCCTGTCTCCACCAACAAGCTGTGTTGGTACATCGTTTCGTGCTGGAGGCCTAAACATATGGAACTTGTACCCAACTGCAGCGTCACTTGTGTAGCCAAGGCCGGAACCTGTTGCTTCTCTTGGGATTATTTCTATTGCACTTGCATACTCAGAACTTAAAGCAGAGTTAGAAGAAGTCCTGAATAGGGTCTTAAACGAAACAACCGATGCCGACCCAGCACCACTTCCTGTGGCTGTTCTTAGATGCGAACGCTGTCCGTAAGATGTTTGCGACGATACGGCCGAACCAGTAGCTGTTCTACCTCTAGAGATAACGCGAGATGTGGCTGATGAACCAGTTCCGGCTGAGTCGGAGCCTTGTCTAATATGCGTTAGTAGCCCTGTTGAATCAAACCCACTTGACCCAGACCCAGTTGCTGTCCTGCATCGAATGTATTGTCCAGATGCTGTTTCTGTTCCTAGGCCAGAACCAGTAGCCGTACGTGCAAATGTGAGGCCTACATACCACTGTTGAGTGGCCTTGTACGACTCAGTAAAACCAATTACCTGTGTAAGTGGCATGGGGTTATTCCCCTACTCGCTAGTCTAGTGACAGCGTGAGTGCGGTGATCTGAAAGGTGTCTCCGGCCGTAACTGCTGCAGATGACGACAAAGCACCGGTCCACAAACAGTTGCCAGAAGTCAGCGAATCCCATGCTGACCAATGAGTATATGTCTCAGTTGTCGAAACGTTTGTCCACGTAATTGATGAGCTAATGGCAATCGACCCAGATGCGGCTGATGCCCATGCGGCTGCCTGACGTGTTGCATTTGTTGCCGCAGAAGATGTTCCTTCTTCACCAGCATCTCCAGTGTGGAGTTTGATGTAAACAGTCGCAGGCATCGACCATGCTGTCTTGCCGGTCAAGTGCTCAAGAATTTTTAATTCAGCATAGTTGGAGATTGACATAAAAACCTTTCGTCTTTGTTGAGTATAGCAAAAGCCCCCCCGCGAGAAATGCGGAGGGGCTCTGCTTGCCTTACAGCAATGTAGCTAGCTGCTTAGGCTGCGTTTGCTCCGATTGATGAAGATGATTCAATGCGGCGGAGTGATGCCTGACGGAAGAGGCCGTAGCCACCAAGCCAGTACCAACCGATTGGGTTGAAGCGCATGAGCGAGTCAACCACTGGACCACGACGAATCTGTGGTACAGGACCATTGCCATCAACAAAGGAGTAAGCCTTTGCCAATGCTTGACGACCCATGATGTAGGTGTCATAAACGTCAATGTTTCCTGTTCCACCAGCACCGTTGGATGCGTTTACGCGCACCTTGGTACGTGGGGTCTCGATGAAGCGCACCGACTCGAAGGTACCGATTTCACCCATGTAGATGTTGGCGGTATCAACTTGTACGTGTGGAGCGTTCCACGATGCGTTGCCGGTCTCACGACGGAGGTCGTATGACACGTCTGGGTGGATGAATCCGATGTAGTAACCAGACCATGGGCTAACGCTTGCACCGCGGAGAGCTGCTGTCACCTTGCGAACGTCGTTCGCTTCGATGATGTCTTCAGCCTCGATTTGGTTACGAGCTGTTTCATCGCTTGATCCGCCGCCACCGTAGATTACGTTGTCGCCACCTGCAAGAACTTCACGAACAATTACGTCCATGCTGTTACCTGCGTTGTAACCAATGAGGTTAGCTGCTGCTGCGTCAACATCCAAGAACGCGGTTCCGCGCAACTTGGCGGTCGTGTTCACGGTGTTACCGTATTCGGTGAGGGTTACAGTCACTTGACTGTCGCCCATTGCTACTGGATCAACATCGCTGGTCTCAGTAAGTGGGGTTGTTGCGGTTGCAAGTTCCGAGAAGATCGTGAAGACGACCGAGGATCCTGGCATTGTCTGGTTGCTTGCTTGAACGTCAGCTGCCTGATCGAACAAGAGTTCTGAACGAAGGGCGAAATACGCCATCCGATCATACGCTGCCTGGTCAACACTGAGTGACGACTGTTGGGTATAAGCCACTGTATTTCCTTAATTGATAGCCCAGTGGGTAGTGCGCCCGGCTGGGGAAGTTAGAATCTGGATTTTGCCTGTTCGGCGTTGTACTGCGCCATGAGTTGATCCAATTCGCCCGGGCTCTTGGCGCTCGCCATTCTGGCGGCCCAGTCTGTGACTGGCTCGAACTTCTCGCCTGCTTGAGATGCACTATTCACCCGTGCCCATGCCTGCTGTTCAGCTGCCTGGACTTTATCCTGCTGGGGAGCAGGTTGGATGAGATTTGCTTCTTGAGCTGCTGCACGAATTGCATCTGCTGACAACTCTCCGTCGTAGCCCTTGACGAAGTACTTTGCGACTGGAGCGTTAAGATCAACGCCCGCCTTCACAAAGGCCAACTCTCGTGCTGCGGTTTCAAGTTCCTTGGCTTTCGCCTCGGCTGCCTTCAACTGCTGTTCCACTTTGCGCAATTGTGCGCGCACTGGATCTCGTGTAACTTCGGTCTGAACTTCGTCCTCGAACTCTTGCATCGAATCTGACATGACCCACTCCTTCTGCCCACGTTCTGGTTGGAGGTTCCAGACCGGCTGCAAATCTCACCTCTTTTTGCGTGTTGAAGTCGAGGGACTCTCCAACAGGTATCTCAAACGAGATGTGCTTAATATATCACACGCATATTATT